GCTACATGATCTGTAGCAGGGTGTAAGATGAGCAATTCTATTGAGTGTGACGCCGTAGTATATAAAGTTTCCACCCTCGCCGATCACGGTATCCGCATATCGCTAGACCTGCCCGAAACCGCTACGATGCAAATGGCGATGTTTGCTGAATGCCAGCGAATGGGTGTTATACTTAGTGTAAAATGTACACCCATCGTGCAGGATGCGAGTAACCCTGAAAACGCCGATGGCAAGAAATCGCGGCCACCTAAATTGAGCCTACGCGGCGCGTAATCTGTTTTACAAGGACATCAGACAATGGCCGGCATAAAAGGCAGAACCAACAACCCAAACGGGAGACCACCGAAAAATCAAGCTTTGACAGATCTGCTTAAAAGCCAAATGTCAAAGCGTATTGAGCTACCCGATGGCAGAAAGGTTACTGGTAAGGTCCTTATCTCTGAGCTTGTCATGCGGGTGTTGGCTTCTGGGCGATTGCGTTTTCCTGACGACACAGAGGATTCTATTATCAGCGTTAAGGACTGGCTAGACTTCGTGAAGTGGGTTTATGAACGGGTTGACGGTAAACCGATCCAGCCGATTGGTGGAGATGGGGATGACGGCGCAATTGTTATCCGCATTACCGGCGTTAGCGATGAAGACCTATAATATCGACATTGATTATAAAAACGTATTCAACGCGGCTTACCTGCCACACTTGAATAACATGGCGCGTACTCAGATATTTTACGGCGGATCAAGCAGCGGGAAATCTATGTTTGTGGCGCAGCGCTGCATTTTAGACATGCTTCACGGCGGAAGAAATTATCTTGTACTCCGCCAGGTTGCCAGAACGTTGCGCGTATCTGTTTTCACGCAGCTAAAACGTGTCATTGAAGAATGGGGGGTAAGGTCGCTTTTTAGTGTGAACAAATCTGAGATGACGATCACCTGCATTAATGGATATCAGATTTTATTTGGTGGGTTGGACGACGTTGAGAAGCTAAAAAGTATCGTGCCTGAACGCGGCTCTATAACGGATATCTGGATCGAGGAGGCGACCGAGGCTGAATATGCCTCAGTCAAACAGCTTTATAAGCGACAGCGCGGCGGCGATCCGAGAATACCAAAACGCATGACGCTTACTTTCAATCCTATCCTACAATCGAATTGGATTTACAAAGAGTACTTTTCAAAAGCAAAGATTACCGATGCGCAGACTGATTACCAGTCAGATGAACTGAGTATCCTAAAAACCTGGTACATCCATAATAAATTTCTAACCTCCGAAGACGTAAAAGACCTTGAAAACGAACAGGATAGCTACTATTACAACGTTTACACGCTAGGCAATTGGGGCGTTTTGTCAGGCACGATATTCACTAACTGGCGCGTCGAAGACCTGTCAAAAATGCGGGCGCAGTTTACCAATCAGCGCTATGGGCTGGATTTCGGCTTTTCTAGCGACCCGGCTGCGCTGGCTTGTATGCACTACGATAAGATGCGCAAGACGATCTACTTTTTTGACGAGCTGTATGAGCGCGGATTGACGAACGATATGCTGGCCGAGAGCGTAATAGGCAAAGCCGGCAGGAATCGGGTGGTATGTGATAGCGCTGAACCTAAGTCAATCGCTGAACTGCGCAACGCGGGGGTCAATGCAATCGCCGCGAAGAAGGGCGCTGATTCGGTCACGTTTGGTGTACAATGGATGCAGCAACATACTTTAATCGTTGACGTGAATGCGATCAATGCAAAGAACGAATTCAGTACCTATCATTGGAAAACAGACCGGCAGGGGAACGCGATGCGCGTTCCGGCAGACAGAGACAATCATTATATCGACGCGGCGCGGTATGGGCTAGAGGATGACATGACCAACTTGCGCACGGCGAGGAGCTATCAGGGATAAAACTATGAGCGATATTGAATTAGCTTTTGAAACTATTATACGAAAACAACCGCGCTACTCAGAGCTTTTCAGTTACGCGGATGGCAACCAACCGCTGAAATATTCGACCGAACGATTACGAGAGGCCTTCAAGGCGATCAACGTCAAGTTTGTTCAGAACTGGTGCAGCGTCGTGATTGAATCCGCGCTCGACCGGATGCAGTTTAGGGGCTGGACTTCTGAGAACAAAGCGATCAACAGCGCTCTCGAAAAACTTTACACAGAGCAAGAAATCGTCCTGGATTCATACGATGTGCATCGCTCCTCGCTGATTACCAGCGAGGCGTATATCATCGCCTGGAAGGACGACACGGGAACGCAGGTCTATTACAATGATCCGCGTATTTGCCATGTGTTTTACGAGGCAAGCAACCCTAAAAAAGCGCGGTTCGCGGCAAAGATGTACAAAGACGAATTAAGCCGCTGGATACTTACCCTATACTACCCGGATCACTTTGAATATTACGAAACAAGGCCGATGAAAAACTCACCGCGCAGCTACAAGGATTTTGCGCCTAGTGAGATTTCATCCGCGCCCAACGATTACGGCGTTATTCCTGTGTTTCATTTCCGGCTCAATCAGCGCTCGCATATCGGCGACCTGGATAATATCATCACCCTGCAGGACGCGGTGAATAAGCTACTGTCCGATATGATGGTGTCGGCTGAGTTTTCCGCGTTCCAGCAGCGCTATGTGATTACAGACGCTGAAACAGCCGTCCTCAAAAACGCGCCGAATGAAATCTGGTCATTGCCGGGTGGGTCAAGTGTCGGGCAATTCGCGGCCACAAACCTGGATAACTACCTCAACTCGATTGATAAAATCGCTAACTCGATTGCGATTATAAGTCGCACGCCGAAGCATTATTTTTATGGATCGGATAGTCAGGTCAGCGGCGAAGCGCTTTTGGCAATGGAGGCTCCACTAACCAAAAAGGTGACCACCCGGATTGATAACTTCTCCTCCACCTGGACAAAGCTGGCTAAATTTCTGTGTCTTATGAACGGCATAAATGTGAAAGACGACGAGATCAAGACCGTTTGGGAACCGGCGCAATCCGTGCAACCGTACACCGAGGCGCTCACAATCAAGACGCTTACCGATGCGGGCGTACCGCTAAAATCTGCCTTGCGCATGTCAGGCCAAACCGATAAGGAAATCGAGCAGGTCGAGCGGGACAAGGCTGAGGAAGAAGCCAACGCCACGACTATGGCGACGGCCTTACTCGATCAGGCGCGTAAAAACAATGAGCAAAATAATGACCCGGATCAGATCATTACGGCTGGCACAAATGCCGACGCCTGAGTCTGACATCGTGCGGGTGGCCCGGCAATACCGCGATGCGCTGGCCGGGCATGAGGCGAGCATGACTGCCGATATGGTCAGGCGCTGGCTTGAAATCGAGACGCGTCTCAGCAATGACATTACTCTGCTTGCAACGCAGGTAGCGGATCTTCGCGCGGCCGGTGAGACGGTGAGTATCGGCAGGATTTATCGCCTCGAACGCTGGAAGTATTTGCGCGAACAAATGGAGCAGGAAATCCAGCGTTATACCAGACAGTATGCCGTCAACCTAATCACGTCCACTCAAAGGGATTATGCCTTGCTGGGTATCGACATGGCGCAGAATACGATTTACGCAGGGGCCGGGCCGTTCGCGAACTTCACGCGTTTGAACGTGCGGGCGGTAGAGTCTATGTTTGGGTTTGCTGGCGACGGCTCACCGCTGTATAGCCTGCTGAAAAAGAGCTATCCAGACGCGGTGAACGGCCTACTGAAAGAACTAATCAACGGTGTGGCGCGGGGGTTCAATCCAGCCGTGACCGCGCGAAACATGCGCAACGGTTTCGGGATGGGCCTTGATCGAGCAATGGTCATCGCCAGGACTGAGACGCTGAGAGCCTACCGCACCGCGTCTACTCAGCAGTACCGTGAGAGCGGGATCGTAACAGGATTTCAGCGGTTGGTTTACAAGCCTACGGCGTGTATTTCCTGTTTGATGCTGGACGGTGAGGAGTTTCAAACCGAGGATGAATTAGACGACCATCCGCAGGGTAAAGCAGAGTTACCCGGGAACGTTATTATTTCTTCGTCACCGGATGCTTTCATAACCCTTCACCACAATGGAGATATTATTGTCATTAGCACTGCCTCTGGAAAGTTCCTTGCCGTCACCCCGCAGCACCCGGTATTGACTGACAGAGGATGGATTGCGGCGAAGTTCGTCAAGAAAGGCGACAATGTACTCAGCAGCCCCAACAGTGAGCGGATTTCTCATGACATTAGCCCAAATAAAAACTACGTTCCAACCCTGGTTGAGAATATACCTAGTGCGTTCGATATGGTGAGGCTTGTAAGCGTGCCAACCACCACCAAACACTTCAATGGCGACAGGGAACACGGCGAGATCGACGTTGTATATTCCAATCGCCTTTTGTGGAATAGCTTCGACCCCATCGAGAAGGAGCATGTCAAACAATTCCTTTTCGGAAGCGGAAACGTTTGGCCTAAATTTCTCCACGCTCGCCGCTCGGTTGAGGAGGTGCTCAAGCGTGTGCTTTTTGCCACGCGTCCATTCTTGAGCCTTGAGCATGATTCTCTTTCTTTCTTCGGGTGTCATTCTTTCAGCCCTGACTATCGCAGATTCGTGTATACCGCGCCTTTCTATTCCAGATTCATTGAGGACGCGAGTTACAACACTCCTAGATACGGAGAGTCTTTTAGAGATTTCAAGTTCGGAAACTCCGCTGGAATATTGAGAGCAAATAGACTGGATAGCAGTACTGTCAAAACGGATTTTGTTGTTGGAGTTGGTGGAGATTTTGGCGCCCTTAATCTTAAGAACTTCGGCTTTACTCCTGAGCAACCCTTGAGCCTTGATAATATTAGACAAGCGCTTTTCTGTAGTGTGCCAACGCGCGGCGGAAACCTGTACGCTATCGCCGAGGACGTAATCTTTGATAGCGTTGTCGATGTCAATGTCAGTAGCTTTCATGGTAGTGTTTACTCCTTACAAACAAAAGAGGAATGGTACAGC